TGATGCAATTAAAACAACATTAAATGAAATTCTTGTTGATACAGGATCAGATGTAACAGATGACTTTGCTACATTATATAATGAGATCTCTAGTCTATTTGCTACAGGAGATGATGGTGTATTAACGGCTGATGATGAACAGCAACTTCTGGCTTTCTTTAATACAATGATTGATCAAGGTACTGATACAGGAGTTATCTTATCATCCAAAACTATGACAGATTATTTTAATCTGGTTAAGGAATATACAGGACAATATAATGGAAAAATATCAGAAGCAGATCTTGATACCTTCCTTGCTGATTGGTTATCTGAATCGAAACTCTTTGTTTCTGGGTTAGATAATTCTCAAAAGTGGAGCCTGGATAATATTACAGATCATAGTCAATATGAGGGCTTACAAAACCTTATTGAGTTAATATATGGAGAAGGCAGAGTATTAACAGCAGAAGAAGCTATGAGATACTTAACAGACTACTCATGGAAATCAGAAGGTAAAGGCTGGTTGTATGGTGTAGGTGGAGACAGCATTGCAGATATAGAGCTTTCCGTTACTAATTTCCTTGTTGGCCAGATGGTCCTTAATGCAGAAGGTACTGATCAAGAATATGTATTAAGTTATTGGCTATCAAATGATGATCTGGACCTGGAATCTTATGGTCTAACATTAGAAGCTATTGCAGAAGCATGGGGAACAACTGTTGAAGAATTAAAAATCAATACAGCCAAGGCTAAAAAAGATAAGGACAAGAAAAAATCCACAGGGACTTTCTTTGCTCCAAAAGATGTAGTTCGTATTGGAGACGAGGATCCAGGATCTTCTCCTCAAACAATTACAGGCAAGAGGGGAAGAAGCAAAACAAAACCAACTACCTTAATGGGTGGTAGTATAAAGACATCAACACTAACAGGATCAAACTAAAATGGCAGAAGAAATTATAGATGTAGAGCCTTCTTTAAATGAGGACACAAAAAAATTAGCAACTAAACTTTTGGATAGGCTTTCTTCTTTAGAACAATCCAGGGAGTCATGGGAAGATCATTGGCAAGATGTCGCTGATTATATTGTTCCGAGAAAAGCTGATTTTACCAGGACCAGATCTGCTGGGGATAAAAGGATGGATAAGATCTATGATGGTACTGCCATCCATGCATCTGAATTGCTATCTGCATCCATTCACGGAATGCTAACTTCTGCATCTACTAATTGGTTTAATTTATGTTTTATGAACAATGAGCTTCAAGCTGTTGATGAAGCCAAAGAATGGTTAGAGAAAGTTGAGCAAGTTATGTATGCACAATTTCATAGATCTAACTTTCAAGAACAGATCCATGAGCTATACCATGATCTTATAACATTTGGGACTGGAGTTCTTTATGTTGAAAAAGATGAAACTGGATTCCGATTTGAAACCAGGCATATATCAGAATGTTTCCTAGCAGAAGATGCACAAGGTAGAGTTGATACAGTTTATAGAAAATATAAATTATCCGTTAGATCTGCACAAAAACTTTTTGGAGAAGAAGCATCCTCCAGGATAAACAAATTAATGAAATCAGATCCACATGAGGAAATAGAAATTGTTCATGTTGTTATGCCAAGGGATGAAAGAGATTTAGAAAAAATTTCTTCTGAAAACAAACCATATGCATCTATTTATATAGATCCAGAAGAAAAAGTTATTATTAGGGAAAGTGGTTTTGATGAATTTCCCTACATGTGTCCTCGATACTTGAAAGCAAGTTTTGAAAGAGGATATGGAAGAAGCCCAGCTATGCAATCCCTTCCAGATGTAAAAATGTTAAATAAGATGAGTGAAGTGACAATTCGATCTGCTGAGAAACAAGTAGATCCTCCTCTCATGCTTCCTGATGACGGTTTTATGTTACCTATTAGAACAGTTCCAGGAGGTCTAAATTTTTACAGAAGTGGAACAAGAGATAGATTAGAACCATTACAAACAGGATCTAACAATCCTCTTGGTCTACAAATGGAAGACCAACGAAGACAAGCGATAAGATCTGCGTTTTATGTCGATCAGTTGGTCATGGGGGCTGGTCCTCAAATGACGGCTACTGAGGTAGTTGCAAGGACCGAAGAAAAAATGAGACTTCTTGGTCCTGTCCTGGGGAGATTACAAGCTGAATTGCTCCAGCCCCTTATTAACAGATGTTTTAATATCTTAATAAGGCAAGAACAATTCCCTCCTCCTCCACAGATAATATCTGGACAGGATATTGATATTGAATATGTATCTCCATTGGCAAAAGCTCAAAGGCAAACAGATGTACAAGCTACATTACAAATGCTTCAAATCGTTCAGCCTGTAGCTCAAATAGATCCTAATATTATAGATCATCTTGATGGAGATGGACTTGTTAAGCATCTGTTAAGAAGCCTATCAATACCAGCATCAGTTATAAGATCTGATGATCAGGTTCAAGCATTAAGGAATAAAAAGGAAGAAGAGAAAGCCCAACAGCAAGAAGGGCAACAACAATTATTAGAGTCTGAGGTAGCTAAAAATACAGCCCCAGCAATAGAAGCTATAGGAGCCATTGATACGGAGGAAATTTAATGGAAATAGAAACTAAGGAAGAGATAGATCCACAAGAAGAGTTAAAAAGAGTGCAGTCTTTATATGCAACTTTTGCTCAAAATGCGATAGGTCAGCAAGTCTTAACAGATCTAAAAAGAAGATTTCATTATCATTCAACAACTGTAAAAACAGATGTGATTGATCCTAACGAATTAGCATATGCAGAAGGTCAGCGATCTGTAGTGTTATTCCTCATTCAAATGGGGGAAATTGGTAAACAAGCTGAATAACAACAATAGGAGAAAAAATGTCAGAAGAAGCGAATGTATCTGAACAGGCAATCCCAACAGAAGCTCCAGTAGCCGATGTAGGATCTGTCAGTCAGGAGCAAACATCTGAATCTTCTTGGAGAGATACTCTTCCAGAAGATCTTAAAGACCATAAATCATTACAACATTTTAATAATGTTGGAGACTTAGCTAAGAGCTATACTCATGCCCAGGGCATGATAGGAAAGGATAAAATTGTTATGCCTGGACAGTCAGCAACAGAAGAAGAATGGAGAGAGGTTTATACTAAACTAGGTATGCCATCTACAAGCTCTGAATATGAGTTTGATACAAGCTCTGGTTTAGGAGAAGGCATGGAGGTAGACGAAAATCTACTTGGATGGTTTCAAGAAACAGCTCACAAGATTGGTCTTAACAACAATCAAGTGCAAGATTTAATAACACTTTGGAATGAGAATACTGCTGAGTTATCAAACATGTCAGCAGAAGGATCAAGACAGGCACAAGAAAAATCAGCATTAGCATTAAGAAATGAATGGGGACAAACTTTTGATGATAAATTATCTTTATCAAAAAATGTTTTAAATACTTTTTTTGCTGGAGATGACTCAAATGACTTTTTAGAAATAGAATTATCCGATGGATCTAAGATTGGGGATAATGTTGGTTTCATAAAAATGATGAGTAATATTGGCGATTATATTAGGACCAGGATAGGAGAAGATTCTATCAAAGGCCTTAATGGATCTGTCGGTAAAAATCCAAACGAATTACAGGATGAGCTTGATAAACTTATGGACATTGCTGGTCCATATGGAGACAAGAAACATCCAGAACACAGTTCTTATGTAAGAAGAGTTGAAGAATTATTTCAACAACTACATCCAGAGGATGCATAGACAATCGCAAGACCTATACTTACAAGATTAGGATAAGCTGAAAAGCCCCTCCGATTGCAGACGGATTCTGCATTAACTTTGGTCCATAATCTTTATGGGTAGCCTATTTTTTTAACAACACTTTAATAATGGAGATAGTTATGAGTAATCAAATAACTACTGCGTTTGTACAACAATTTAGTGCAAACATTCAGCTACTTTCTCAACAGAAAGTTAGCTTATTTAGGAGTGCAGTTAGAGAAGAATCGATAAATGGCGAAAAAGCCTTTTTTGATCAGGTTGGATCAACAACAGCTCAATTAAGAACATCTCGACATGCAGATACTCCTCTGATTGAGACTCCACATGCTAGACGCATGGTTTTGACATCCACATATGAAGTGGCAGATCTAATTGACGATGCTGATAAAGTTCGTCTTTTAACAGATCCGTCTTCTACATATGCTAAAGCGATGGCTGGAGCTATGGGTAGAGCTATGGATGATGCGATAATCACATCTGCAACTGGAAGTGCATTAACTGGAAAAACAGGATCTTCTTCTGTTTCTCTGACTAATACTATTGCACATGGATCCACAGGACTAACAATTGCTAAATTAGTCGAAGCTAAGAAAAAGCTCGATGAAGGCAATGTCGATCCAACACTTGCAAGATATATTGCAGTATCCCCTGAACAAATCGAAGATCTATTAAATAACACTACGGTAACAAGCTCAGACTTTAATACAGTCAAAGCTCTTGCCCAAGGCGATATTGATACATTTGTCGGTTTTAAATTTATTGTAACCAATAGACTTGGGACATCAGGTGGAGCAAGAAATTGCTTTGCTTGGGCAGAAGATGGTCTTCTGCTTGGTGTCGGTAAGAATGTTACCTCTCGAATCGAAGAGAGAGCTGACAAATCTTATTCAACTCAGGTTTATTATTGTGCTGACTTTGGAGCTACCAGAATGGAAGAAGCTAAAGTCGTACAAGTATTATGCTCAGAATAGGAGATTTTAAATGGCTAGTGTAAAAGCAACAAACATTACTAATTTAGACGCATCTCCTTCCGTGTTGGCAAGTTCTGCTGATGTATCTGGAAAAGTAAGAGTTTTTAAAGACACTTACGAAGCAAGTTCTCTTGGAGCTGGTTCAGACATCACAGTAGCGAGACTTCCAAAAGGAGCAAGAGTAGTAGACATTCATGTTAAAGCTGATGCTTTAGGTGGATCTGTTACTCTCGCTGTTGGAGACTCTGCTGATGCAGATAGATACATAACAGCTCAAGCGATGAATACGGGCAACAAGCTCATTTCATTGTCAAGCGATGGTGTTATCGGATCTATAGGATATGAGATTGATGCTGTAACAGACATACTGATTACAACTGCTGGAGCTTCGGCTTCTGGCACAATCACAAGTGTCGTTTACTATACAGTAAGTTAGTAACCTAAATAAAAGATATGGGGACTAGCGATTGCAGTCCTCATATCAAAAATTTTTATAAGGAATTATAATGGCAACATCAGATGTAGATATATGCAATTCAGCTCTTAACATGATAGGAGCTTCAACTATATTAACTTTGCAAGAGGATTCAAAAGTAGGGCGAATCTGTAATCAAAGATACCCTCATGTAAGGGATGCAGTTTTCAGATCTCATCCTTGGAATTGTTTAATTAAAAGAACAGCCTTACCAGCAGATACAACAGCTCCAGATTGGGAGTTTGCTTATTCATATACTTTACCAGGAGATTGTCTGAGAGTTTTAAAACTTG